CCACCCCCAGCCGTTCCGCTGGCCGGTGGGACTTAAAGCAAGGCGGCTCGTACTATGCAACTGGCGTCGGCGGTACAGTGACGGGCCGAAGGGCCGATATGGTGATCTGCGACGATTTGCTTAAAGGCGTAGACGATGCAGAGTCTAAACTTGTGCGCGACAATATGTGGGACTGGTGGGGGTCTGACTTATCAACCCGTTTGAAGCCCAGCGGCGTGATGGTGATTATCGGTACGCGCTGGCACCTTGACGACATCATTGGCCGGGTCATGGCTGCTGAGAAGCAGAAGGGCGGCGACAAGTGGGACAAGGTTATCCTGCCCGCGCTGGCTAAAGAGAAAGACCCGCTAGGCCGTAAGGTCGGGGAAGCCCTCTGGCCGGAGTGGGAAAGCGAAGCCGCCCTGGCCCGTAGGCGCGCACAGCCGTCCATGACGGCGCGCCAGTGGGAAAGCCTGTACCAGCAAAGCCCGGTCCTTGAGTCGGGCAACATCATCAAGCGCGACTGGATCAAGATTTGGAACCAACGCGAACCGCCCAAGTGCGACTTCATTCTACAAAGCTGGGACACGGCTATTACGTCCAAGAACAAAAGCGCCTACTCGGTCTGTCTGACGTTTGGCATCTTTACAGAAGACAAAACAGATTTGCCGTCTGTCATCCTGCTGTCCCGCTGGCGCGGGCGGGTGGATTACCCAGACCTACGCAAGATGGCCCAACGGCTGGCGAATCATTATCTGGATGACAACCGAGAAGTCCCGATGATGGGCAACCACAGCAAGCCACCGGACATGATCCTGATTGAAGCCAAGGCAACGGGCGAGCCGTTGATTGCTGACCTTAACCGGGCCGGTATTGCAGCGACACGGTTCAACCCGAACAAGCACGGCGACAAGAACGCCCGCCTTTTGCTGGTTACCGACATCTTTGAGAATGGCCGGTTCTACGTCCCTGGACAGCCACCGAATTACACACTTCCGAGGCGATGGGCCGAAGAGTATGTAAATTCTCTAATGTCGTTCCCGGCATCAGATTCCCGAGATGACGCCGACGCTACCAGCCAAGCTATCATTCGGATGAAGACCAGTGGCTGGATTAAAAACAGCCTTGATGCTATTGAAGAAGAGCCCTTCCGTGTAACGGAACGTGCAAACGGGGCGCTTTACGGGTAGAATACCTTTCCTCTTGTATTTTTAGGCAAGTCTGCATGGCCATAGATCGAGCGACAGCCTCTATACTTGGCTTGAATGATGTCACTGGCGGTGATGCCGGTGGTGAAGATGTAGCTGTTCCTGAAAATGATCTTACGTTTGCCGATGGCGCGTCGATCACTCCAGAAGAAGACGGCGGTGAGACTATCGACTTCGCGCCGGAAGATGGCGAAGAAGGGCCTGTCGCGCATGACGACAATCTTGCTGAGTATATGGAGGACAGCGACCTTCAGTCTCTAGCCAATGATATTCTTGATTACGTCGATGAAGACCGCAAATCCCGCATGGACTGGGAAAGTATGCTGTCTCAGGGCCTGACGTATCTCGGCCTAAAGATCGAGGATCGGTCTATTCCTTTCAGCGGCGCGGCTGGTGTGTTTGACCCCGTTCTGCTGGAAGCGGTAATCCGTTGGCACGCGACTGCCAGCGCCGAATTGATGCCCGCCAGCGGGCCGGTAAAGACCCAGATCATCGGCCAGCCGACGCCGGAAACGGAAGCCCAGGCTTCCCGCGTCAAAGAGTTTATGAATTACTACCTGATGGAAGGCGCACCTGAGTGGGTTGAGCAGAACGACCAAATGCTGTTCTGGCTCCCCCTGGTTGGCTGTACTTTCAAGAAGACCTACCAAGACCCCATTCTGAACCGGGTCGTTAGCCCGTTCATTCTGCCCCAGGACTTCGTTGTTTCATTCAGCACCGATGACCTAGACACATGCCCCAGGGCTACGCACATCATCAATATGTCCCCCAAGGACATGAAGATGCGTCAGATCAGCGGTTTCTACTGCGATGTCGAGCTAAAAGAGCCTGACTATCTGGACGACAAAAACTCGCCCTTGGATGACAAGTCTACCTATACCCAGGGGTTGACCAAGCCGACCGATTCCGACGAAGCGCCCTATGAGGTCTATGAATGCCACATTGACCTAAACTTAGCGGGCTTTGAGCATAAAGAGGCCGAAAGCGGCGAAGACGAAGAAGAGCCTACAGAAACCGGCTTGCCGCTGCCTTACATCGTCACGGTCGAGACTGGCTCCAAAAAGGTTCTGTCGATCCGGCGCAACTGGAAAGAAGAAGACCAGTCTTACTCCAAGATTCAGTATTTTACACACTTCAAGTTTGTCCCTGGTTTGGGGTTCTATGGCCTTGGCTATGCCCATATCCTGGGTAATACGGCCAAGGGCGCGACTTCTCTGCAAAGACAGATGATTGACGCTGCCACCCTAGAAATGTTCCCAGGGGGCCTAAAAGTGAAGGGTATGCGGGGTGACGATAATAACGTCATGATCGGACCCTGCGAGTTCCGCGAATTGGATACGGGCGGTATGCCGATCCAACAGGCCATTATGACCATGCCCTACAAAGGGCCGTCGCCTGTGTCGATGGAGCTTTGGAAGGCCACCCGTGAGAACGGCGAACGCCTGGGCGGCATGACTGAGGTAGCGGTTGGAGAAGGCCGTCAGGACGCCCCTGTGGGCACCACAGTGGCCCTTATGGAAGCTGCTAACCGCGTGCAGTCTGCCACCCTCAAGGCTGCCCACCGCGCCTACAGGCGCGAATTTAAGCTAATCGCCGCCCTGTTCGGCCAGTTCCTGCCGGAACAGCCCTACCCCTGGCCGGTGGCCGGTGGTCCCAATGTGGTTATGCGGGCCGACTTCTCGGATCAGATTGACGTAATCCCCGTCAGCGACCCCAATGTTACGTCCTCCGCCCAGCGCATGATGCGTGCCGAAGCCCTGCTTCGGTTCGCCACTCAAGCCCCGGCCCTGCACGACCAGTATCAGGCTTACCGCCAGATGTACGTGGAAATGGGCATTGATGAAAAACGGATTGCGGCGCTTCTGCCACCCAAGACTGAAGCCAAGCCGCTGGACCCGTTGAGCGAGAACCAAAACTTGCTGAACGGCAAGCCCGTCACGGCTGGCGCGTACCAAGACCATGACGCGCATATTTCTGCTCACACAGTTTTGATGCAGCAGAAGCCTGAGTTGGTAACGGTCCCGGCGCACATTGCCGAGCATGAAGCCGCCAAGATGCGGGTTCAGGTTGAGCAGATTCTGGGTCAGGCGCTTCCGCCTGAAGGCCAGCAGTTGCCGCCTGAAGTTGAAAACCAGATTGCTGTCTTGGTTGCCAAGGCAATGCAGCAGATTGCTAAACCGCAGGGTGGCGAAGACCCCACCCCCGGTCAGATTGCTATGGAGCAGCTTAAAGTCGAGGCCGCGAAGGTCCAGGCCAAGTTGCAAGAAATACAAGCCAACACTAGCAGCAAGGCGTTTACGGAAACGCTCAAGCTCAAATCCAGCCGCGAGGACCGCCTGACTCGTGAGCGTATTGCCATGTTGAATTACGAAAAAGACAGGCAGAAACAAATTTCCCAACCAAAGACCTTCGGGACAAGGAGCAAATTCTAATGGACTCAATGCGCCGCAATGCTCAGAAAATGATGCCGCACGTTATGGCTCTGAATAAGAAGCCGACGATGGGCATGAAGAATGACCGCCAGCCAGCCCCGGCTGTTAGCAAGCTCGTTGCCTTTGCCCAAGGCGGCAAGGTTATGGCTAAGGGCGGTGCCTTCAACATGAAAGCCGAAATGAAGGCCGACATGAAGCAGGACAAGGCCATGCTGGCGCGTCACAACCGGCTTATGCACCCCGGCCAGAAGTCCAAGCTGAAAAGCGGCGGGATGGTGAAGAAGTATGCTGATGGCAGCACGGTTAAAAAACCCGTTCCGTCAGAGCCTCTGAAGCCGTTGACCTCAGAGGACAAGAAGAAGGCCAAAAAGGGCATTAACCCCTATCCTGGCCGGTCTGAAGACATGGAAATGAAAAAAGGCGGCATGGTCAAAGGTGGCATGGCTAAAGGTGGTATGGCTAAAGGCAACCAAAAGAAAGTCATGGGCACCGTTGGCGAAGCTAAGGCCGTTATGGCCGCTTTGCAGAAAGCCCGTCGTCCTGCGACCCCGATGCCCGGCACGCGCATGGCTGGCCTTGGCATGGCTCCTCCGATGGCTCCGCAGATGGCTCCCCCGATGAAGCGCGGCGGCAAGGTCATGAAGAAGGCCGCTGGCGGCGCTGCCAAACTCCGCAGGGCATCTCCTACACCGGATAAGATTAGAAAAGTTCCTTATGTAAATGGAGGCTGATATGTCGCGCCCCGTAAAAGACATTCGTCTGAAGCCGAAAACCGTCAAAAAGGGCAAAAGCAAATAGTTATGCCTGTCGTTAGCAAAGCTCAGAATCGGTTTATGCAAGCAGCAGCCTCCCGGCCAGCAATGGCTAGGAAGCTGGGCATAAAGCAGTCTGTGGCTAAAGAATTTGTAAAAACAGAAAAAGGTAAGTCGCTATCTGGCTTGCCGGAGAAAGTGAAGAAAAAATGAGTGCAGACCTGCTGGCAAGGAAGGTCACGGCAAGGCTAAGGGAAATTCGGGAAGACAAGATAAGCGCACTCCGAAGATGCAAACCCCGCGCCCCGATGGTTGTCGAGGGCGCGGCTGTCGCAGCCGCTACGGCAGAAGAAATCGCCTTCTTCGCAATCGACACCAACGCAACGATAGATGCGATCAACATGCTCATGTCGGTCGTGGAGGAAGAATACAAGAAGCTGATAAACCCCGAAGAGCCGGGGACTGAAACCAACCAACAGGCAAGGATTAATTATGGCTAAGGTAACTGCGCTTCCATACGTGGAAGAACACGAAGTCAAAGACGCCCAAAAACTGATTGACGATCAGTTTATTGAGCTTACAGGCAAGAAGTTCGGCTTCCGTCCGGCTGGGTATTACATTGCGGTCAAAATTTACGTCAGGGCAGATGAACTGTCGATTATCGACATGCCAGACGGTTCAAAGAAGACCCTTTGGACAGCCCCGATTGTGCAGCAACAAGACGCGCAAGAATCTTGCACGGCGCTTGTCGTTGCCATTGGTCCCGGCTGCTTCAAAAACCGCGACACTGGCGTAGCCTGGGCCGATGGCCCGACCTGCCGCGTAGGCGATTGGGTTGCTATCCCCCGCGCCTCTACGTGGCTGACTAAATGGCGCGGTGTGGCGGTTGGCGTTCTGCCGGATGACAAAATCATTGGAACGGTAGAAGACCCTGCCGATCTTTCCTCGGTTTATGTTCCCCCCAAAGTATAGGCAAGTAGCATGAATATTTTACCAACTAGAGTTTATGCAGCGGAGGGCACTGGTCAGAACCCAGCCCCCGAACCGCAAACTCCTCAGAACCTGACAGGCGAGGAGGAGTTTAACGATGAAGAGATTGAGCTTTCGGAGGACGGCGAAGCTGAAGCCGCTGCGCCTGAAGCTGAATCTACTGAAGAAGCTGAAGAGACTAAGAAGACCTTCAAGCGCCGTGGGCCAAAGCGTTACGCAACGCTGACCCATGAGCGCGACGAGGCCCGTGGCTACGCTCAACAGCTTCAAGCCGAGTTGGAGCGCGAACGTCAGCGCGCTTCTGAGTTTGAAGCCAAGGCCAATGAGGCTTCAAACGTAGCAATGCACAGCTACGCGGCCAAGGCTGAGTCAGATTTGCGCGAAGCGCGGGCTTTTCACTCAGCGTCTATTGAAAGCGGTGATCCGACCAAGATCACCGAAGCCGCCGAACGGCTTGCATCAGCTAAATCAACGATGGACGACGTTGAGGCTTGGAAAAAGTCTGAAAAGAACAAGCCAGCCGAGCAGCCCCGGCAGCAACAAGCGCAACAACAGCAACAAAAGCTGCAAATTCCTGAACTTCCGCCCGAAATTAAGGGCTGGGTCATGGAAAACCGTTACTTTGACTCAGTCCAGCGCGATAGAAATGGCGATGTTGTCTTTGATCGCTCTGGAAAGCCGGTTGAAAACCCTGAGTACGACGACCGTATGCACATTGAGGCCACTTTATTTGCTACCAGCCTTGAACGCGACATTATGAATGGCCGGGTAGACTATAAGGTGGCTTCACCTGAGTATTTCCAGGCCGTTGAAGACCATATGGCCCAGAAGTTCCCTGATTACTTTGGCGAAGAAGAGCAGGAACAGCCTAAAGCACAGTCAAAAAAGGCGTCTCCGGTAGCTGCGCCGAGCCGGTCTATGTCATCTGGTGGTCAAGTCACAAACTCCACCAAATTTAAGCTGACGGGCGACCAAGTTAGGTTCGTCAAGAAAATGGTCGATAACGGCGGGGGTCCAAAATACCCGCAGGGCCATCCAAGCCAGTTTAGGCCGATGTCATTTGCTGACGCTAAGGTGAGCTACGCTCGTCGCCTTATGAATACAAACAAGACTTAAAGGAGACTCATCATGGGTCGCAAACCACGCAATTCTGACACTCGCGAAAGCAACACCCGCACTGCGGCAAGCCGTTCTGCCATGCGGACTACCCATCAGTCGCGCTTTTACATCCCGCCGGAAGTCATTCCGAAAGACATGACCTACGCTTGGGTTGCCATCACGTTTGATAACGCCGGTACGCAGAACAAAGACAACTGGAACCAGAAATACCGCGCTGGTTGGACTCCGGTGCCCCGTGACCGGCACCCTGAGTTGTTCCCGCCCGTGCCGAACATTGGCTTTGGCTCAGACGACAACGCTTACATTGATGAAGGCGGTCTAATTCTTTGTGAAAAGCCGTCCGCTGATGTAAGACGGGATAAGGCTACCCTTGAGGCTAGGTCGAGGCAGCTTATGAACGGCACGCAATGGACTCAGGCCGCTGGCTCTAATCCGTTTGCACAGACAATGCCGCGATTTGATGATTCTAAAACTGAGTTTGGCCATAAGGCTGAGTTCAAGGAGTAAGTTATGGGGTGGCTGGGGTTAAAAAGCCCCGGCCCACCTTTCCCTTGCCGGAGTGTGTGATAGGGGCCATTCCTGGCCACCCCACCCATGAGATGGGCTTACATAAGGCTCAAATTGTGGTAATCTAGGTCGTTATATCGCTTCCGCAATAGCGGATTATCGACGCCAATCACGTATTTGGCCGGGTGCAAAAGGCACCCGTCATCGACGGCAGTTACGTTATCTGCTCCGGCCACTGGTAGTGGCAATCAGTAAAAAACCCAGGTTTTCGCGCTAATAATGGCGCATCTGAACGGAGTATATAACATGTCTTACGGTGCATCTGGTGGCGCTGGCCTCCAGCCGCTTAACAGCGGCAACGGTGTTACCTTCAATGGTATCACTAATCAGTACAACATCCCGGCGACGGGTGGACAGACGATCTTCCAGAACGATCCCGTGGCGCTTTCCACGGCGGGTGTCATCATTCGCGGCGTTGCTGGTTCTGCAATCACTGGCGTTTTCCAGGGCTGCAAATATCAGGACACTTCGGGCGTCTGGCAGTTTGCCAACTACTTCAACGGCGCGACGGCTTTCCTTTCGGGCAACACCCCGGTGGCGTTGGTCATCGATGATCCGATGGCGCAGTACACGATCACCGAAGGTGATGGTACGGGCGCTTCGGGCACTCCGTTGGCCGCGTCGGCCCCTGGCCTGAATGCCAACTTCCTGTACACGGCTGGCAGCACCCGCACGGGTATCTCTGCTGTCACGCTTAACAACTCAACTGCAAGCTCGGCTTCTGGCCTTAACATGCGGATCGTTTCTCTTGACCCCCGCGTTAATAATGCCGTTGGCGCGTTCGCTAACTGGATTGTTCAAATCAACAATGGCCAGCGTTCTGCTGGAACCCCGGGGCACGTTATTTAGTCCCGTAACGCTTTTGGCCTAGGAGCAAACACATGACTATTAATACCAGTTCAATCCAGCAACTTCTCCGCCCCGGTTTGGCAGAAGTTTTTGGCGATTATCCCATGTACCCTGCTGAGTACACGGAAATCTTCACGACCCATACTTCGGATAAAGCAGTTGAAATTGAAGTTGAAATGAAGCTGCTCGGCCTCGCCTCGATCAAAGGCGAAGGCGCGCCAACGCAGTTCCAGGACATGGGACAGCGCGTTATCTCGACCTATTACCACCGCTACACCAGCGTTGGCTTCATCATCACCCGTCAGGCGATGAAGGATAACTTGTACGAATCGCAGTTCCCGCTTCAGGCGCAGTCGCTCCGTAACTCGATGCTGCAAAGCAAAGAAGTCAACGGCGCTTCGGTTCTGAACAACGGCTTCTCGTCTTCGTATCCAGGCGGCGATGGTCAGCCTCTCTTCTCGACCGCGCATCCGATTGATACCGGCACGTTCGCCAACACGCCGAGCGTGCAGGTGGACTTGAACGAATCGTCGCTGCAAGACGCTATCGTAACCATCTCGCAGTTCCGGGATCAGGCTGGCCTCATCACGATGACGAAGCCGACCAAGCTGGTCGTTCCGCCGCAGCTTCAGTTCACTGCCGACCGTATTCTGCACTCGCAGTTCCGCACCGGCACCGCGAACAACGACATCAACGCGATCTACAACATTGGTGCCGTGCCGCAGGGTTATCGCGTCAACCACTTTTTGACCGACACCAACGGCTGGTTCGTTATGACAGACGCGCCGAATGGTCTGAAACACTATGTCCGTGAAGCTCTTGAGACTGATGTGTTCACTGACTTTACCAGCGACAACCTGCTGGCCAAGGCTATCGAGCGTTATTCGTTCGGTTGGTCTAACCCGCGTGGTGCGTATGGTAGCTCGGGCGCTACCTGATAGCCCTGAGCGTTAAATAGAGAACAGGGCCATCGTGCCGCAAAATGGTGCGGTGGCCCTTTTCACAACAAACAGTGAGGCGTCATTATGACAACTTTCTTTGATAGCATCAAAATGGGGCGTGCGGCGTATAACCGCGCTAGTCCCCCGACTGGGTATGCTGAGGACGAAATTTATGGCGTCCCACTGACTCAGACTTACGTTTACCAACTCGGTACAGCGTCTACTTCTTTGGCCAGCGGCGTGTTTTATGCGTCGTCTGCCATTGCGGGTACGCTGACCGGCACGGGCGCTTTGGTCAGCAGCGGCGTTGCTACCTTTGATGTCCCGCGTTGTGTGACCATTACGGCTTCCAGCAATATGTCAACGACGACATTTACCTTCCAAGGTACGGATGCGTATGGTGCGCCGCTTACCGCATCCATCACCGGCCCGACCGGCAATACCTTCGGCAATTCTGGTTCTGTTGTTACTACGCTTTCGGCCTTTAAGACCGTCACCACCGCATCTGCGAATGGCGCGGCCACTGGCCCGTTGGCGATTGGTAACTCTGATACCTTTGGCTTGCCTTATCGCCTTACTAACGTAGGCGAGGCTCTTGGTGCTTATATTAACGGTGGCTCGGCGTCGATTGCTCCGACTTACACCGCTGGCTTTG